AAAAATTACATACAAATTAGATAACAAAATATTATAAAGTAATAGGAAAAAAAAATATATAGACAGTTTAGGAATTTATTAATTAAATATTACCTGTAAATATTGAGCTTTCTAAATAATTATTACCAACCATCATTTTTAATTATTTTGCTGGCTTTATTTATTTTTCAAGATACGGTATGATTTTAATTTTTTAACATATTAGTTTTTGTTTGTACAAATAAAAAGTACGGTATGTTTTATCCATACAGATAATTATTACCGTATTATTTTGGTATGTTTTATTACTACAAATAATTATTACCGTAGTTTTAAATATTACGGTAAAATAAGATAAAATAAGTAAGACTTAAGAGAATAAATAATATATATATAATTATAAATAGAAAATGGAAAATTTTGATTTAAATAAAGTTAAACAACTTAGCCCAATTATGTTAAAAGAATATGTAGACAAATACTTTATACCTCTAACTGACGGCAATCATGCATTGTATGTCAATGGAAAATATGAGATATATGATGATACAGTAATTAAAAAAACATATTTTAAAAGAATGTCATCTGAACTAAATATTTATTACTTCCAAGACAAAACCGATCTAAGAACAATTACTTATGATATTAATAAACCAGTATTATTTGACAATTATTTAAATTTATGTCCAAAAATATTACAAACATATAAAAAGGTTGATGAATTTTCATCTGAAACTCATGAAAAGTTAAATATTATATTATCATATATAAAAAATACATTATGTTCTGGAAAGCATGATACATATGAATTTTTAATAAAGTGGTTATCAAATATGATTCATGGTAATAGAAACGAATCTGCTTTATATCTCAAAGGACCTCAAGGAGCTGGAAAATCAACATTGCTCGAATTTATAAGAAAATATGTACTAGGAAATGAATTATGTTTTCAGGGTGGATCAAGTCCATTAAGGAGTAGATTTAATGGAGAATTATCAGGAAAATTAATGGTTGTATTTGAGGAATTAGAAAACTTTTCATCTAATGAATGGATATCAATAAGTTCTATTTTAAAACGACAAATTACAAGTCCAACACTTATGATTGAATGTAAAGGAAAAGATGTAAGGGAAGAATTAAATTTAAATAATTATATTTTAATATCAAATAATGATGCAATTCAAGATGATGAAGGGAGAAGATATTTTATACTTGATATTTCAACAGAAAATATAAAAGATGAAATATATTTTAATAAATTATACAGTTGTTTTGATGATGAAGTTGGACAACTTTTTTATAGCTTCTTAATAGATATTCCACTTGTTGGGTATATCTCTCAATCTTATCCAATTACAAATTCTAAACTTGATAGTTTTGCAAAACGACTTGATAGTGTATATAAATTTATAAAAGATGAGTTTATTCTAACCAAAGAAGATATTAAAAGACAAACAGTTCAAGAACTCTATGATTATTATTGTGCATATTGCAGTAATCCAAAAAGAGTTTTAAAAATAAAAAATAAAATAGAATTCAATAATACTTTATCTGATGTTGGAATTAAATGGAAAAAATCCAATGCTCAAAATGTTTATAAAATAACATTTGAGGAATTACAGAAAATTGCTAATAAATTACATTGGGTTCATGAATTAGATGATTATAGAATTAAAGATGAATCCTATGATTATGGAATTGACAAAAGTGACAAATCAGTAGATGTGAATATAATATTTAATGAGAAAATAGAACTACTTGAAGAGGAAAATAAAGATATGAGAGAATATATAAAACGACTTGAAAAAGATTTACTAAACTTTGAAAAACAACATTGTAAAATTGAAGAAAAGAAACCCAAAAAAGAAAAAGAAGATTTTTTACAAATATCAGACACAACATTTTTAAATACCAATACTAATGAAATATATGAAGTAGTAAATGATTTAGATATGGAAGATAATGAACCACTATTTTAATTATAAAAGAAATGACTTAAGCAATGTTTACATATAAGTATTTTATAAATCAAATGGTAAAAAAAGATAAAACTATTGAAATTATCACACCAAACTTTATTAAGAGAACAATTACTGTTAGACCTGACAAAGAAAATCAATTATTTACATTTAAACAAGTGAAAGAATATTGTGAAAAGAAACAAAAACAATTACCTGAAAACGCTAAAATGATTATTAGAGGTTTAAATATATTACGTGATACAACATTAAAATCTTATGATGATAATTTTATGACTGAAGATGAATATGATAATTACAGCAAAGGAAAAGTTAAAGATTCATCTAAATTTGATAAATTTTATAACTTTACAATTACAATTATTCAACCTAATAACCAAAATTTCTTTAAAAAATAAAAGCTTAAAAATTACATATAAATTTAATAGTAAAATATTTAAAAGTAATAGGAAAAATAAAATATACATTAGAATAAAGAATATTTATTTAATAATTACATGTAAAAAATAAGCTCTGTTTAAGAAATGACTTAAGAGATTTTCAATATATTCAATTATAATTAATGAGTGAATATATATTCTACTATGAACTTTCAGATGGAACAGTAAAAGCATTTAATTACACAACAAATAAGTTTTATAATATGTCTATGAGCAATTTATATAAACAAAAAACACATTATCATATGTTTATGGATTATGACCAATCACGACAAGGATTAAAACTATTTGCAAAAGAATTTTTTGAGTGGGTAAAAGATTTAAAATCCAACAAAATTTTTAGATTCAATTATTTAAAATATAAATCACATGAAATGGCAAGTACAGAAATGTTTAAAAAGTTATGTCATGGCAAATTTGAAAATATGGAAGATATTGATTCAATAGAATTTGAATTTATTGAAGCTTGTAACAATGCAGGTCTTAGATACTGTAAAGAAGGGAAATTTCAAAGTTATGGATATGATTATAAATCACAATATCCGTCAATATTAGCATCTGAAGGATTTGAAATACCAAAATGCAAAGGAATATTATCAACAATAAAACAATTGGATTTTAAAAAATTAGAAGTTGGATATTACAAAGTTATAATTTCTAGCAGTGATGAAAGATTTAATAAAGTATTTGCATATTCAAAGAAACATGTTTATACACATATATCATTATTTTATGCATATCAATGTATGACCAAAGAAAATTATAATGTTAAAATAGAATTGATAGAAGAAAATGATAATTGTTATTTGTATGGAAAAAATAAGAAAGACAATATTGTGAAAGGATCGATTGTATTTGGTAAATGGTATAAACACTTATTTGAATTAAAAGAATATTTCCCAAAAAACAAATTAGTAAAATTTATGACTTCTGCAATTTGGGGACGTTTGGCACAATTTCACAGATTATTTAAAACAGATGAAGAAATTATAAATGAAAACTTAGATGTATCATTAGAATATGATATTAATCATGATTATTATATTAGAAACATAACTCAAAATAGAAAAGGAGATGATGTCTATGAATTAATTAATTGTAAAAAACCATATTATTATAATTTGGCAAGAATAAAACCTTTTCTACTTGCGAAATCACGTGATATGATTGGTAAAGTTGCCATTAAATATATTGATGATGTTGTGAGAATATGTGTCGACAATGTTACTTTCAACCAGCAACATGATGATGTAATGTTTAATAGTAAAACATTCAAACTAACCATGGAAAATAAAACAACAGGTTTGATAAGCTGGCGAAATGAATTATGTTATAAAAATCACACAACTGGTCATGAAACAAAAAATTTCAAAGATGAATATTTGGAAGACGAAGACATCCACAACTAATAATGCATTGTATCCATCTTTTGTTTTTGGTAATTCTAATAAATCACTTTCATAATTATATCCACTTTTTGGAAATATTTGATTTTTTACTTTGGGATAGCGATAAGTAATAGGTTTTGTATATGTTTCACTTATATTCATCTTATTCATTAGTTGTTCTGTTGGACTGAGTTTTTTAGTTTTCACATTATTATTCAATTTTGACATATAATATAGGTATAAATAAAAAAATATATAATTAAATATGATTTAAGGAATAATAAAATATATATATATTATAAAATTAATGGAAGACAATATTCAATTAAAACAAGAAAAGAAAAGAGGTTATAACAATACATATTATGATAAACACAAATCAGATATACTAGAAAATATAAAAGTTAAAGTGCCATGTGATTTTTGTGATAAATTAATATCAAAATCCAATTGCTCACGTCATGTAAAAAAATGTCGTGAAAAATACATTTGTGATCATCCTGAATTTAAAGAAGAAATTATTGATAAAGCACATTTAATAAGAGCTGAAATTAAAACATTTTTAGAGGATGAATTTCAAAAACAAGTTTTTCAAAACATGAATATAATTTCATTGACACCATTTATTAAAAAAATTGAATTATTATAAAAACATTATAATCAAACTAATTGTCTTAATTGAAAACCCAATTTGATGTAATGTCATATAAACTATAAATTGATTTTTATTATAACTATTAATTCCTAATAGACTTTGTATGCTATTAGAAATAAAATTTTTAATCATTATTTTGGCAATGTTGGCAATTGGTCTGCCAAACATGAAAATAACTTTTTGAAAATTGTTTTTTTTTTTACAATTCCATTTGATACAAAATATTCAATTGTTTTATCAACTATTTGTATTTCTGTTGGATTCAATTGAAATAATTGTTGTAATACATTTATGACAAGTTGTTTTTTATCTATTTTATTTTGTTTTTTTCGATTACCTTTTTTAATAAGTTGTTCTATCATTTGACATATATACTCCAATAATTCTAAATCATTTTTTAAATTTTGATAATTAGGAATAGTTTGGATATGTTTTATAAGTTTATCTACAAGAATATTAGTTTTTGTAAATATTTTGATTGAGTTTTTAATTTTAACGTTTGGGAGTGGGTTCGTTTCTGTGAAGTCCATAATAATATAACAATATAAATTAATTTTTTATATTTGATACCAATAATCATTTCCAGAAACTATTTTGCATGCTTGATATTGAATAAGATTAAATGATTGTGTATTGATATTAAAACCTGTTGGAACACATCCGGTTATATTTATAATACCATTTCCAGCATTTCTAATATTTATTTCATATCCATCTGTTACATTTTGAGTTGGTGCAAAACAATTAAATGATATTGAAGCATTATTAGTTATAATATAATGTTCTGTGATATTTCCAGTTGTTAAATAAAAATTACTATTTAAATATGTAATTGATTTTCTACATGAATTTTGAATTCCTGTGACAGTTAAATTTGTATTTATTTTTGTTCCAATAGAAGGGTGCATATACATTAATTCATATGGTGTTGATGATGATGATGATGTATTCAATGAATAAAATTTAAATCCACCTGAACCACCTTGACCATAGGCTAAGAAGTCTGTCTCGCCACCACCATTTGTATTATTCCAAAAAACTTCATAACCATATTTATAATCACCACTTGAATTAGAAGGAAATGTTGAAGCATTAAAACCTAAACCTGCTGTATGTGTAAAAGTTTTTAATTGATTATTTAATGATGTATTTGTAACATAATTTGATAATGTTGTATTTAATGCAGAAGTTAAAACATATGTATTTAATCTTGTATTTAAATCAACACCATTCAAAAGAATACTAATTGTGTTTATACCTGCATTAAATGTAACTAATGAATCAAAATAACTTATTGACAAAACATTAAAAAAATTATTTATTGTACCTATATTAACATCTGAATTTAACCAAACATCACCATTTATTGTTGTTTGAGCATACACTAAAAATGTTGGACTACCATTATTACTTAATGAACCTATTTGAAAATTTCCTGTAAATGTATTTGATGTTGCTGTTAAATTTGCATAATTTGATAAAGATGATTTTAAAGCATAATTTGTTAATGTTGAATTTAATGTTGTTGTTAAAACATAATTATTTAATGTTGATGTTAAATTTGTAGTTGTAATATAATTTGTCATATTTGATATTAATTGATAATTATTCAATGTTGAATTTAAATTTGTAGTTGTAACATAATTTGTCATATTTGATATTAATTGGTAATTAGACAAAGATGATGTTAACACATAATTATTTAATGTACTTGTTAAATTAGTATTTGTAATATAATTTGTCATATTTGATATTAATTGGTAATTATTTAATGTTGAATTTAAATTAGTATTTGTTACATAATTTGTCATATTTGATATTAATTGGTAATTAGACAAAGATGATGTTAACACATAATTATTTAATGTACTTGTTAAATTAGTATTTGTAATATAATTTGTCATATTTGATATTAATTGGTAATTATTTAATGTTGAATTTAAATTAGTATTTGTTACATAATTTGTCATATTTGATATTAATTGGTAATTAGACAAAGATGATGTTAACACATAATTATTTAATGTACTTGTTAAATTAGTATTTGTAATATAATTTGTCATATTAGATATTAATTGATAATTATTCAATGTTGATATTAAACTTGACAATGTAACATAATTTATCATATTTGATATTAATTGGTAATTATCCAATGATAAAGATAATGTTTGAAAATCATTTTGTGTTACATAATCTAATAACAATGTTATTAAATCAACTCCATTAATTTTTATTGCTGGACATTTAATTATATTATTGAATGTTGAATCTGTTACAGATAATTTACATATTTCAAAAGGTGTGACATTTCCAGAAAAATCAATTGTTGTTGTATTAAATATAAATCCACTAGAACATTGAACAGCATTACAATAAATATTACCACCAATATGAATATCTCTATCAATTATGGAATTTGCAATTATTGAATTAGTTGTATCATCAGCATTATGAAAATCACCCCGAACAGTTGTACTTTTGAAATTATTATAAGTTAATGTTGTCATAATATATATTATAAATGATAATAATTATTTCCAATATAATTATATATATAAAAATGATGTTTAAAGAGATTGCTACTTCCGAATTAAGAGAGATTATTGGTAAATACACTGAAAGAACCCAATTTAAAAATTATAAATCCAAAAAAAGAGAAGATTTATTGATAGAATTACAAAATCGATTTATTTTATATAATGGTCGATTGATGTTAAAAGAAGATGCAGAAAATGCTCGTCATAGAACTAGTAAAAATAAAGTTATTACCAATAAATCAGTTATAGATCAGTTATCTGATATTACCATGAACCTAAATAAAGTTGTTGGGGATTTGTTATAATTGTGGCTTAAAAAATACATATAAAAATGAATGAATAATATTTGAAAGTAATAGGAAAAAAATATATATATGAGTTTATGGAAAATAAAAAATAAAAGTGTGTGTAATAATTAAGCTATCATTAAAATTGTGTAATATAATTGACACTTAAGGACAAATAAAAAATGGCTTAAACAATAAAAGAATAGTATAGATTAGAAAAGAACAGAAATGGTAAATTATCAACTTTCTAAAATATACAAAATTGTCGATAATACAAATGGAAATGTATATATAGGATCTACATCACAACCAACACTTGCACAGCGATTAAGTAAGCATGTAAATAATTATAAATGTTATTTAAATGGAAAGTATCATTATGTTTCATCATTTGATATTATCGAAAATGATGACTATGAAATACTTTTGGTTGAAAAATATCAATGTGAATCGAAAGATGAATTACATTGCCGTGAACGCTATTGGACAAACCAAATAGACTGTGTGAATAAAATGAAAAATCAAGGAATTCAAGCAGAGTTAGGAGGTAAGGTCGAATACCTTAAAGAATACCATAAAAAATATCAAGTTGAAAACAATGAAAAAATACAGGAATATAATAAAAAGTATCAAGTTGAAAACAAACAAAAAATACAAGCATATCGAGCAAAATATCATGATGAAAATAAAGTTAAGATACATGAAAAACACAAACAATATCGTGATGAAAATAAAGAAAAACGTTCAGAAAGGCATATTTGTGCATGTGGAGGGCATTATACTATTGATAATAAATCACGACATCAATCTTCTAAAAAACATTTAAATTTTTTTAAAATTGATCAATGAAATTTGATACTTTTATACTATTATTATTATAACAACTTATGGTAACATTACTAAAACTGTTTCCAATATATATATCATTTAATAAGGAACTTGTTCCTATCCGAATAGTTGATCCTTCAATATTAGTTGTGCTTGTTGTAAATGATCCAACATTAATTTTAATTGCATGAATTCCAATATCAACAGTTGAAAGACCTGTTATAGAATCATCATATGAATGAAATTGATTGGATGATATATTATTACATACAATATTTCCTGTTGTATTTATATTACCATTTGAATCAATTGTCAAATTATCTAATTGTAAATTATTACAAATAATCTTACCATTTGTACTATTTAAATCAATTAATGAACCAATTGCCAAACTTCTTGCAAATGTTGAACCAATTAAATCACAACTTAAATCAGCTGTTTTTATATCTAAATTTGAAATTGATGTTGTATGACTTGCAAGAGTTGTGGTTTGAGTTGCAATGATCGGATTTATAACGCCTAAATTAGTTGTATGACCTGTTACAATAACATCTAAAGCCGCAACATTTGATGCTACTACAGCTATTGCCGCATTGGTTGCAATCAATCCCACTGAATCACTTGCATTTGTTCCATCTTTTCCATCTTTACCAATACCATCTTTTCCAGAAACTAAACCAAAGTTAAAGACAGGGTCATTTATCGTTCCAGTATTTGTAACATATGCAGAACTTCCATTGGGTAAATCAGTAGTGGTACCAATTGTAATATTTGGTGTTAAACCAGTATCACCACGAATTCCAACACTTGCAAATATTAATGTAATACGTGTACCGCTTTGATTTGGCAAACCAGCTTGAGAATTATATAATTGCATTTTATCACCATCATTAAAATTAACATTTAAATTATTATAATAATTATTATTTGCACTTGTACAAATTCCAGTATATACAGAAGTACCATTTTGTTTAACATCTACTTTTAAACTTTGAGTGGTAAATGATGCATAAGAAACTATATGCATACCAATTAATGTGCAGTTTGGTAATACACTACTTAAAACACTACTGCCTCTTGAAGCACCAAAACAATAATTATAACCAACCGTTGAACCTCCTGATTCTCCTATTATTGTAAAATAACCACCACTAGTAGCACTATAACCATTGATTCCTTGTGGAATGCCAAAATTAAAAATCGGGTTTAAGCTAGTTCCAACGTTTGTGACAGTTGCGGAAGATCCCGCAGTTAATGTTGATGTACTACCAATTGATATATTTGATGATTCGCCTTGAGCTCCTGTTATTGAATTTCCTTGAATTCCACAAGGAATGCCAAAATTAAAAATCGGGTTTAAGCTAGTTCCAACGTTTGTGACAGTTGCGGAAGATCCCGCAGTTAATGTTGATGTACTACCAATTGATATATTTGATGATTCGCCTTGAGCTCCTGTTATTGAATTTCCTTGAATTCCACAAGGAATGCCAAAATTAAAAATCGGGTTTAAGCTAGTTCCAACGTTTGTGACAGTTGCGGAAGATCCCGCAGTTAATGTTGATGTACTACCAATTGTTATAGTTGATGATTGTCCTTGTGCTCCAGTAATTCCATTTGTTTGAAATAATAATGTAACACGTGTAGCGTTTGCAACTGGGGCACCTGCTTGAGATGTATATAATTGAATTGTATCACCATTTACAAAACCATATGATGTGCCAAAACCTGATAAATAATTTTTTTTTGAACCAATACTAGCATAACCTGTATACATTAAAATACCATTTTTTTTTACATCCAAATTAAATTGTGTTGTTAAATTAGTTGTGCAATAAATAGACATTCCAATTAAATTACAAGCAGGCATAACATTAAATAAATTTGCACTGATTTGATTTGCTCCACATGCCCAATTATAACCTAATGCTAATGTTGATGTTTCAAATGACATTGTAAAATATCCACCTCCACCAACACTGGCACTATTAACAATGGCATTTATTTGTGATTGAATACTAGATGTTGGATCATAAAAACTTGCATTAACTCCATTTAATGTGGAACAATTGATTGTTGAAATTGCAGCATTTGTTGAACCAATATTTGTTAAATTTGCCATATTAGAAATAACATTTGATGCATTTACTGTATTACATGAAATATTAGCCATTGTTGATGTTCCACCAACTGCCAAAGTACCAATTATAGTTTCATTGCCATTATTTAATAAACCATTTACAATACAATTATTTGAAGCCATTGTTGGACTATAAAAAACACTATTTGCACCTGTCAAAGTTAAATTTCCAGAAACATTTTCATTGATACAATTTATAGTATTTGAAGTTAATGTATTATTTGTAATCAATGGAGCATTTAAAACAGATATATCGGCATTATCAGCAAATATATTATTAAGATCATTTAGTCCAGTATATGAATAATTTATAAAGTTTGACATGTATATTATTTAGTGTAGAATAAAAAAATAATGAATATATTAATATAATCAATTTAGGTAAAAAGTGGCATATTGAATTTAACATTTGTATTTATTTTTCTTTTACTTTTAACTATGGGTTTTTCCACTGTATTTTTAACACCACTTATCTTATTTATAATGCGAGTTAGACCACTTGCTAAAGATTTAGGATTATTAGGATCCAAATGAATTATTCTATTTAATTTATCTTGTTGAGATCCTTCAGACAAATTCATATACTCTTGTATGCGATTATTCATAATATCTCTTTCTTGGTTAGATTTATTAAAAATTTTATTATGATAGCTTTCAAATTGTGATATATAATCAATTTTATCTTCATTAGGTCTTCTATTTTCATTCATAATTTTTTGTGCGTCAATTTCTATTTCTTTTTTCATTATTTCATCTTTTTCTTCTCTAGTTAATTTTCTTATTGGTTCTATTAATTCTGGTGGACGAATTAGAATTTCATTTTCTTCTGTATTTTCATTTTGTTGAATTTTTCTTAATTCTTCCTTTCGATTATTTTTTCTCATTACTTCCATATTTAATTCATTTATTAATTTGTTGTTATCATTTGGTCTAATTAATTCTTGACTGCTTTCTGGTTGACGAATTAATGGATTTATATATTGATCTATGATTGGAGTCGTACTTTCATTTGTGACACTATATTTTGGGTATTCATTTTTATTTACCTCTATTAATGGTGTTAAATTTCCTTCAATTGGGAAATCATCTGATCCTTCAAATGTTGCTTGATCAATATTATCATTATTACTAAAACCTACTGGTGACAAAAAACGATTTTCAACAATTGGATTTCTTTCAAATCTTGTTTGTTGTTGTTGTTGATGTTGTTGATATTCATTTTCTGTATATCTTCTAATATTTTCATTTTCTGTATATCTTTTAATATTTTCATCATTTTTATTTCTTTCATAAGCTGCCAATTGTTCATGCATTAATAATGTATTTAAATTACTATTATTATTATTTGGTGCACCTGTACTTGGAAATGATCCATTATATGATGAAATTGGTGGTTGTTGTTGTTGATATCCAGATAAATTTGTTTGTTGTTTTGATGTTTTACTTTTTTTGGATTTACTTTTTTTTTGGTGTGAATTATTAATTATAACTGTTTGTTTATTGACAATATTATTTTCATTTTTAGATTGTTTAGATTTCTTTATCTTTTTTGATTTTTTGGATTTAAATAGTCCAAGTTTTTTTAACATTTCTAAATTAATTACAATTTGTTTTGGCATTATATATCATTAATCTACAAAATAATTTTTTGTTGGAACAATGTTTATTAATGATTTTTTATTTTGTTGTGATACAAATTGTTTTGATGGTTGTTGTACTTGTTGTTGATGTTTTGGTTGTTCTTTCTCTTCTTCAGATTCAGATGAAGATTCTTCAACATGAATAATAATTGGTTTCTTTTTCTTTTTTGGTTTTTTTTTAATTATAATTTCTGGTTCTGATTCTGATTCATCTGTACTATTTTCTTCTATAATTTTTTCTTTAACTTTCTCTTTTTTTGTTTTTGTTGTTGGTAATTCAATATTATTTTGTAATAATATTTTTGATGCTTCAATTTGTTTGTCTAATTTGTTTTTTTTTAATATTGCTTGTCTCTTTTCTAAAACATTTTTTTTAAATGATTCCATTTGTCCTTGTGTTTTTGGTTTGCGTGGTTTTTTTACCTTCTCTTTAACTGGTTCAACTGGTTTTTGCTCTTCATTTGTTGATTCTTGATCATTAATGATTTCTGCTTCCATCTGTTTTAACTTTTGACCTCTTTGTTTAAGAATTGTATTTTCTGACATCGTATTTTCGTATTATATATAAAATATATTTAGATAATATTATTTTGAAATGTTATGTTATTATGTCAATAGTTTCAATTAATGAAATACAAAATCCAAATGGTCATAAAATAGCACCTATAAAAGAAGTTCAAAATATATTTATTCCTGATATTGTTGATAAAAATATACCAAATAGAAATGGTTTTATCTATCTATTAACTGGTTCTGGAGGTAGTGGCAAAACTTCATTATTATTAAATATGTTTAAATCAAAATCAATGTACAGAAATATTTTTGATAACATTTATTATATTTGTCCTGAATCGTCATTTTTATCTGTTGCAAATCATCCATTCAAAAACCATACTGATGTTTATCATGAATTGTCTATTCAATTGTTAGAAGAAATATATCAAGAACTAAATACTAAAAAAGAATTAGCAATCAAATATATGGAACAACAAGCAGAGAAAAAAAATAAAAAAGTAAAACACAAACAAAAGGAAAGTAAATTTATTGATGATGAAAAAGAAAAGGAAGAAAAAGAAAAACCAATTGAACCACATTATATTGAATATTCATGTATTATTATTGATGATATGGCGAATATATTGAAAGATACTTTAATACAACATCAATTAAGTAAAATGATTATAAAAGCAAGACATATTTGTTGTGCTTTTGTTTTTACATTACAAGCATATAATTATATGCCAAAAATATTAAGAAGACAAATTACATATATGACCATTTTTAAACCTAGAAATACAGAAGAATTTATTTTATTGTCACATGAATTATTAAATATGTCAAAAGATGATGCTTTAATATTATTTAATTATGTATTTGATGAAAATTATAATCATTTAGATATTGATACGGTTACTAATTTGTATTATAGGAATTTCAATAAATTAGAATTCACAAAAAAATAATCTAAATAAAATATATAATGTCACTAAAAAAAATTAATGAACAATTACAAAAAGGTGTTTTACCAGATGATTTTAAATTTTTTGAAACTCCAAATCAAGATAATTTGGATTGGAATAAAGTAAAATATAATGCATTTTATAAAGAATATGATTATCATTTTGACAAATTACCAAAAGCACTTCATAATATTCCAGGAATTGAATCAATTGTTGAAATGAATATGAATTTGGCAAGAAGTCCATTAGAGGAAATATTGGAACGCCAAAAAATATCAATTAATAATATAGATGAAGAAAAAGAAAGAAGTGAAAATATCGACGGACAAATTAAATAGTTTATTGAAAGCATCATATAAAAATAATGATGAAGCAGGAAAAATTGCTGATAAAAATGGTTATAAAATTGATAGAGAATTATCAACCAATCAACATAAAGTTTTTGTCGATGGTCGGGGTAATCCAAACGTTATTTATAGAGGTACACAAACTTTAAATGATGTGTTTACAGATGGTGCACTTGCATTAGGAATGATTAAAAATACAACAAGATTTGATCAATCAAAAAAATTAATGGATAATGTAAAATCAAAATATCAAAATAAATATATTACCACTGCTGGTCATTCTTTAGGTGGTTCATTGGCTGAATCCGTTGGAGGAGATAAAGTTGTTACTGTAAATAAAGGTGCTGGAATTGATAACTTATTGAAAAAACGTAAATCAAATCAAACAGATATAAGAGCTGGAGGTGATTTAGTTAGTGCTTTATCAACCGCTCAAAGTGGTGGTCGAATGATAACTGTTAAAAATACCAATTACATCAATCCATTGGTTTCGCATGATTCAAATGTAATCAAAAATTTAAATAAAAGAATCTAACTTTATACTATATTAATTATATATGGGAGATTCCGGAATTGAATCAATACAAATTCATTTTAATTCACAATATGCTAATAGTTATAATAATGGTTTAACATCCAATTGTAACTTTTATTTAAATAACACAATTGAAATACCTTCACAACATACAATTTATATTAGTGTTATTAATGTAAATATTCCATTTTCATTTTATATGATTGACAGTTTAAATAATACTTTAGTATATCAAATAAATAATACTCAATATTCAACTATTATTACAGCTGGAAATTATAATGCTATTCAATTGGCAACATATTTTACAGCTAATTTAAATGGTCTGAATTGTACTTATAATGCAATAACAAATAAATTTACTTTTACACATACACAATATGATTTTAGTTTTAATTCAAGTTCAACTTGTTTAAATATGTTGGGATTTTCAACATTATTAATTAGTTCATCAAAAAGTTTAACAAGTTCATTTTGTGTGAATTTACAAACGAAATCATGTTTATGTTTAATATCAAATTTAAATGTTGGTAATATTGCTTTTTGTTCATTGAAATCACCAAATATATTATGTTCAATACCTATTTCAACTCAACCTAATTCTAATATATGTTATGTTAATCAATATAATTTTAGAAACAATATATTTTCAAATAATATAAATTTTATTAATTTAAAACTTGTTGATCAGAATATGCAAGCGATTGATTTGAACGGGATAAACTGGACTTGCACGTTACAGTTAGATGTTCTGGACTTCGTTCATTGATTAATAAATGATTGGTGTTTATTTGTTTTTTCATGACGAGCTTTATTTGATTGTGTATATGATTTTCCACAATCACAATCAATTATTTTACTACGATATTCAGCAATTTTACTTTTGTTATCTTCATAATTCTTTTTACTTTTAAGATTATGCTCTTCTTTATTTTTTAGATGCCAATCCTTTTTATATTCTTTTTTATATTCTTTGTATCCTATATCTGCTTGTATTCCTTGATTTTTAACTTTGTTTACGCATACAGTATTTTGTGTCCAATAACTTTCTCTTGCATGTAGTTCATCTTTAGAATTACATGGATAAGCTTCCAATAAAATTATATCATAGTCGTTATTTTTAATTATTTCAAATGATGTTGAATTTCGAAATTTTCCTTTTAAATAATGATTATAAGTGTTAACATGTCCGGCTAATCGTCTGGCTAAAGTTGGTTCACATGTACTTCCAACATAAATTAAACCTGTTGCATTGCATTCGATTTTATAGATTTTCCCTAATTGATAATTTGGCATCGTTTACTGATTTCTACTTTTTTATATTGTTATTCTTTTAAGTCATTTTTATTGTCAAAATATTAAATTTTATATAAGAGCTTAAAAATTACAGGTAATTATTATATATATATTTCTTATTCTAATGTATATTTTATTTTTCCTATTACTTTTAAATATTTTACAATCATTTTTATATGTATTTTTAAAGCTCTATTAATTTATGATTAAATTTTATTGATTAATTTCTATTTATAAGATATATAAGAAACAATGTTCAGATTAGGAAATAAATCAAATTTTAAAATGCAGACAGTTGGAAATAAAGTTATGTTTCCATCTACTATTGGAAGTAAATTGACAAGAAATTTATTAGTTTCAAGTAAACCAAGTGAAGCAACAAATATACATAATAATGTATCGAATCACGAAAGTGTTGCACATATACCGACAGGATTAAAAAGAAACAAATAAGTATAGTATAAGTTTAATTAATTTTTAAATTTTTTTTTGTATAAGTTTAATATATACAAAAATGTTACCAAAACAATTGAAATATGGTTCTAAAGTTGAGTCTGCTATGGCTCAAAGTTATAGAACTAATATAGCACCCCAAAATGGAACAGGTCCTTATGGATTAGGTCAGACTATCATTCTTAATATTCCCACACAAAATAATTTAGTTCTTGCAACAACTGAATCGTATTTAAAATTTTCTGTCAATTTTGGAGCCGCATCAGCTGAAAACGTGTTTAGATGGGATAGTTGTGGTGCTCATGGGGTTATACAACGTATTCGTATTTTTCATGGATCAAATTTGCTTCAAGATATTGATAATTATGGTTTACTTGCTAAAATGCTTTTTGATTTACAAGTTTCAACCGATGCTTCATATGGTAGAATGAATGAGCTTGTTGGCACTAGAAATGATTTGATAAGTCAATTTAATACATTGGCTGTAGTAGCAGGTCAAGCAACCCCTGCAGCAACAAATTACTTACCAGCATATCAAGTTAATTCTGGAGAAGGATTTCATTTTGCAAATGCTGCAGTTGTTTCAGATGGTACACTTGGTTCTATAACCACAACAGCAACATCACCACGATATTACTGTTTGAATTTGATTTCATTACTTGGATCTTTAAACAGTGGAAATTATTTTCCTTTATTTGCATGCACAAGTTCACCCCTAAGAGTAGAAATTCAACTTGTTGCAAATGCTTATAATGCTGGTATGGATTTTGTAGGTACTACAGTTCCAACATTAAATAATGTTGAATATGTGGCAAATTTTATTAAATTGTCTGATTCTGCAATGTCAATTATTTATGGCTCAATCCCAGATGGAACACCATTACAGTTTTGTGTTCCTGACTATTCTAATTATCAATATAACTTTGCATTAGGGACTGGAGCAACACAAGTCAATTTTCCCATTGCGGCAAAATATAGTTCATTAAAAAGTATTTTTATAATGGTTAGAGATAAGGGAACTGGTGTAGCTACTTTTTATCCATATTCTACAATTACAGGAAATTTACTAAATTATTACTTTAGAGTTGGAAGTCAAATTATGCCAACTAAAGCACCTGATAATTATCCCGAAATGTTTAGTGAAGTATTAAAAGCAATGGGTTCTATGTCAGATTTAAATTATCAACCATCTATTGAAAAAGTTAGTTATGAAACACAAACATCAACTGCTTCAACAATCGCAACAAATCAATTAGTTAGTTCAGGATCATTTTATTTAGGAATAGATTTAGAAAATTACGTTAGTTCTCCTAAAGATAGTATTTTTTGTGGGTATAATTCAAATACTGATGATATATTTGCTGTTATGAATTTTGGAGGTACTGCAACAGCTATTGCATCAGCTCGTTTTGATGCATTTGCTATGTTTGATAGTGTAATATCCTTCGAAAATCAAACATGCTATAGAAAATTTTGATAGAATTCGTTAAAATTCGTTAAGAAAATCAATTTTTTATGTATGCTAATAATATATAAAAAATGAGTAATTTACAATTTGCTTCTTTAGTGTTAAGATCTTCTGATTTAGGAGTTGCAGGAACAACATCACAATATGGA